CAGAGGTCGGCAAAGCAATAAGAGTTCCCTCCGGTTGATTTATAGCGCTTCCGGGCTGTACTTGATAGTTCTTCTGAGAAAAGGCTTTTCCAGACAGAATATCTGCAAACTTTCCGTTTTCTCCTACATAAGCTCCAGCCGCTACGTCATCTACAATAGATTGAGGAAGCTGTGCTTTTTGTGCCCTACCAAGCTGTACTTGTATTTGTCGTGCTTCCTCTATCGCATCTAATCTAGCACTTTCTTGTTCCTTTAAAACGAATGATGTAACCTCATTTAAAAGATCCGGGGTGCCTTTAGCTAAATCTATAAAACCATCACTTACTCCAGCAGCTTCAGCGGCGTTTGCGGCTTGGTTAGCTTTGTCTCCCTCTAGCTGCCTTCTGGTTTCTTCTTCTAACAACTGAACTCTCATGCTCTCAAGCTGCTCTGCTGAAGCGTTTACCGCTGTTTCAGCCATTCTATTAAATCCGGGCAATGCTTTTGCTCTAGAAATTACGTTAGTTCTTAACGCCTCTCTCCTCGCTGTTTCGGCCTTAAGAACAGAAGTTTCTTGGGCCAGTCCTGCCATTTGAAGTGCTTGCTCTGGATTTCCAGATGCAAGAAGTCCTTGGCTAGCTTGGTACAGCGCAGTGGGGTCTTGAGACTGTAGACCAGCGATGCCTGTTTGATAAGCAGCCTGTGCAGCCCTACGCTGCTGCTCTGCTCTAATGTTAGCAGGAATCTGTGACGCTCTCTCACCTACATTAGCAATCGCTTGTCCCGTCAACATACCGTATTGAGGGTTAGCTAAAGCCCCTAGTACTTGTTGTGAAAAACGTGGCATTAGTTATCTCCTAAAAATTAAAAAGACCTTCTACGGCTGTGTTTAATATGTTACCTACGCCCTGTACAACACCCGGAACAATGCCACCGACCAGATTAGCCTGACCCAAGCGTCCAGCCAAGTAAGCGTCGAGTCCAGACATAGCGGTTTCTCCGTAGAGACCAGCGCCCTGACGACGAGCAATGTCGGCAATAGAAACGTAAGGAGCCGCTGCACCAAACATACCGAGAGCTTGCTGCTCTGGCAAGTAAGAAGCACCCATAGCACCTAAGCCTAGCTGTTGTTGCATCTGCTGTAGACCCAAGCCTTGTCCTGCTAGTTTAGACATAAGACCAGCGTACTGCGTACCTATATCTGCCTGTTGAGCCTGTTGAGCTTGTCCCTGCTGTATAGCCATCAGTGCCGCTTGATTCTGGGCCTCTTGTCTGGCCTTTTCAAACGCTAGTTGCTCTGGAGTACCGCCGTACTGTGCCGTTTTTACGCCTAGGCGTCCTTGTTGAGCCAGACGCTCTTCTAGGGCTAGCTGCTGTCGTTGTTCTTCAGGCATCTGCATACCACGCATAAGGCCGTACAACTGCGCTTCTCTCATTCCAGTAGGCATAGCCGCTTGGTTCATAAACTGAGCACCTAAGCCACCAGCCATTTGACCTAGCTGACCTAGCTCGTTTACACCCTGAACAGGCTGAGTTAGGTAATAGTTGGCTTGTCTGCGTAGCACATCTTGTTGTGCTTGAGCAGCAGGGGACAGGCCTATGTTAAAGCCTCCCTCTGGCGTAGCCATTACCTGCGATGTTCCACTAGATACAGTGAACGGACGGAAGGCAGTCATTCCCGGCAACTGTGTAGCCAACTGACCAGCAGCAGTTTGAGCCTGAGACCCAGCAGTTCCTAGTCCGGTATAGAGATCGCCTAAGTCGATATCTTTTCCTATGACTTCTCCCATAATTTTTGAGATAAGACCCATTAGTAAGTACCTCCGTCAATCGTTCCAGTAGACAGCGTACCTGTAAACGTCAAAGCAGGTATCGTCACAGTGCCAGTAAACGTAGGGCTGGCTGTGTCTGCTTTGGTAGCAATCGCTGTAGAAATGTTATCGAACTCTGTTTCAAACTCTGAACCGCGAATAATCTTACCACTGTCTCCAGAAGGCAAGGAATCCTTAGCAGCAAAGTCGGTTGTCTTTGTATAATTGCTCATAGAACTTTACCTAATAGTGCTAATACGTTAATCTCTTGTAGAGACAAAGGAAAACCATTGATGTCTGATTCCAGACCAATAGTAATGACAGTGCCGTCTCCGGTTGTATTAACAACACGACGACTGGTGAGTTCACCGCCTGTAAACTCTGCGACGTTAAACTCAGATACGCCGTAGTAACCGGGATTCTGATTACCTACAGTGTATTCTTGGGTCTTATAATACGTTTCAAAGTCGTAAGCCCACTTCAGAAAAACGGTTGCGCTGTTTGCACCTACCAAAGTCGGTCTGATTTTCTTTAGTATCTTTAGCCTAGACGGATCACCAAATGTCAATCCGGGACTGTAATACTTAAAACGGTACGCGCTGCCGTTGTCTGAATAGTTTGAGTATGTTCCAACACCGTCAGCAGTGCCTATGTACAGTGTGCCGTCGCTGTGCCGCGTGAAACATTTGTAAGAACTAGAGGGCCATCTTGTTACTCTGTATGATTCATTCTCAAGCGTACCGCGAAGATCAAAACAGTACACAGTTTGCTGATCGGGGAACGCAATAAGATAGAAATAGTTTTCTGGGCTGTATACAGAACACGTAGGCTCTGTGCGGTTTTGAATTAACGAAATCAAGTCTTGTTTAATGTTACGGCTTAGGTCTGTCAGCGGCATTGACTTTTCTTGGATGGTTCTTCCAAAGCTGCGTAAGCCTGAGTGAGACATAAACAGCACATCTGTACCGATATGTTGAACGCTGTTGCGACAGATGCAACCAACACCTGCAACCGTATCTGCTAACGACATAGAGGCTGGTGAGTCAGCGTTTTGGTAGACAAGGATGCTGTGATTACCAAATATGATTAACAAGTTGTTGTGTGCAGCCAGTGCGCGTACTTCGTCAAACCCATCCGTCCACGCTTTAGATACGTCAATAGAGCCGCTTGAGCCACCGCTAAAGTCAGTACCGTTAAGCAAGTCAGACCAATAGATAACATTAGCGTCAGTGGCGTTATCGACTACCCAAAGTCTTCCGTAAGCTGCGAGTGCTTCGTGACACTTCAAAGTTGATGCAGTAGCTGTACCATTAGCTACAGTAAATGTACGAAGACCTGTAGCGTTGTCGTACACCAAAGGATCATAACCGCGCTGGAAGAAGTACGCTTTGTCGTTGAAGTTTACAATTTTCCAGTTGTCATCTGTGATTGTGTAGGACGCTGGCGTTTCGTCAACAAGCGTCGTAGTGCCTGACATTATCTTGTTATTGCCTGCGGTGAAGATAACATTGTTACCAGCACTGTCGTAAAAGTGATGCAAACGCTGAACGTAAGCAGAGCCTAGCTCAGTCTTATCTGTTGTTATAACGTCATTTCCTTTACGCGCTGCAATTCGTCCACGCTTGTCAATGATCGCGTTGTCAGCAATCTCAGCAAATGACGGGTCTTGCGCTAGTGGAGAATCTTCAGTGTTGATTCCCTTAAACGCAGGAGCGACTAGATTGATACTCTGTAAAGGCTGGGCCATTATTGTTCCTTACGGTGTGTACCAAATAGTTTCGTCAGGGTGCTTCTGAGCATCAAGAGCAATAGCGTCTGACAGGTAAGTATCAGCAACAGCAAAGTACTCAGGAGCAGAAGTTCCTCCCGTTTCTCCTCGCTCTCGTGCGAGCAAAGCAATAGCTAAATGTATAACAGGCATTGACGGTATCAACAATGTATCTACATCTGCGCTGAGATCGTCGTTACGGAAGATACAGTTAAAACGTATTGTGTAAACGCCGTCAGGTTTTGGGTAAACATCTATCTGGGAGTCTCCAGATGAGTCAACTCCGTTGTACGTGTAATACTCTGGCGAGCCGCTAACGGGATCTTGGTTGAGATATTTATCGTCAAACCATGTAGCAGGACGGTACTCCATAAAAATATTATCAGTATCGTTGATGACGTTGAGCGCTTTAATTCTGTTCTGGCTTCCGGTAAGTACATAGTTAAAGATGTCAGCAGTAGTGGTGATAGTTAACGTAGTTCGAAGAGCAGACCAGTCCCATGCAGCTTCTACAATTTTTTTAGCGTCGTTAACAAAATCACCAACCATTTTACTGTACGTGGTGCTTTGAACAGAAGAAACTTCTTCTTCACGCATACGCCTCAAGACGTTGTTTACTAAGTCTAAATATGTCATCCAATCATGTCTCCAAACAATCCAGCAGTAATGCCGCCTAGCTGTAAGCCACTA